GGGGTTGTCTGTCTTATGAAAAGCTGCAATGGGAAAAAGAAAGATAATGCAATTTTAATATTAGAGTCGGTTAATGAGAAAGAAGCAAAATGAATAAATTCTCAGCACTGCTAAGACTGTCCTGCTGGCTTATATGAGTAAATGACGCATAAAGAGGAGATTAATTGATTTGTCTTATAAATAATGGTAAAATGTTAACGCTATAGTGATTGTAGCAATATTTAATCTATTAAAAGGGATTTTTAATGGCAAATAATCCGCATAAGCCTACTGCACAAACTAGAAAAAAAGTGGCTGATATGGTTTCGTACGGAATAGCGCAAAAACACATCGCGTTGTGCATGGGAATAAGCCATGTGACTTTAACTAAGTATTATAAAAAAGAAATAGAAACCGCATCTCATGAGGCTAATGCGCAGGTAGCAGGCATGTTATTTGCAAAATGTATGCAGGGCGATGTAACGAGCATTATCTTTTGGCTCAAAACCAAAGCCAAGTGGAAACAAGAAGACGACTCCGACCCAAGGCCAATAACAATAAATTATGGTATACATGGTGGTTGATGTTGTTTTGTCAAAGCCCCAATATGAATTTATAACAACAAAGGCAAAATTTCCTGCAATGGTTGCCGGATTGGGTTCAGGCAAAACAGAGGCAGCCGTACAGAGGTTATTGTCTAAAAAGCTAACATCACCTAAAACGAACGTTGCCTATTATCTCCCTACGTATGACTTGATTAATACAATCGCCATACCGCGGATTGAAAAAATACTCGGCACTTTTGGCATACAAAGCAAACTTAACAAAAACGAGAAGTTTATAGAGATTAAGGGATATGGACGGATTTATTTAAGAACTGTTGATAGGCCGGAAAGAATAGTCGGCTATGAAGTTGCACACTCTATAGTTGATGAGCTTGATACCCTACCTACAGATAAAGCCGTAGAAGTTTGGCGTAAAATCCTAGCTCGTAACCGCGAGAAAACGCAGGAGTCTAACACTATAGGTGTTGCAACAACGCCGGAGGGGTTTAAGTTTGTATATGACAGATGGCACAGACGAGGCAATGAACAATATAAAATCATAAAAGCCAGCACACATTCAAATGCACACAACCTTCCGTATGATTATATTGACAATCTCATGCAGGAATATCCTGAAAATCTGCTAAAAGCCTATATTAATGGTGACTTTGTCAATTTAAACTTTTCCACAGTTTATAGCGAATATGACAGGCATAAACACAACACATATTTGAGCATACAGCCTAGCGACACGCTCCATATCGGCATGGACTTTAACGTAGGTAAAATGGCGGCTGTTGTAGCAGTCATAAGAGATGGCATACCACATATAGTTGACCAGCATACAGACATTATGGACACGCCTGCTATGATACAACGACTAAAGAACGCATATCAAGGACATCCCATAGCTATATATCCTGATGCTAGCGGTAAGAATAGAAAATCACAAAATGCAAGCAATACTGATATACAGCTATTAAGAAATGCTGGGTTTATTGTATATGTGAACAGCGCAAACCCCCTTGTTCGTGAACGTGTGTTAGCAGTAAATGTAAAATTGAAAAAAAATGAATTATACGTTAATGTAGATAAGTGCCCCGCAGTTGTTGAAGCTTTGGAGCAACATGCATACGATAAGAATGGTGAGCCTGACAAGACATCAAGGCACGATCATATCAATGATGCATTGGGTTATTTTGTAGCGTATAAATATCCTGTATATGGCGGGCATGTAAGAAGGTTAAAATTGAAGGGTACATGATGAATGTGATAAAATTCTCCCCGGACAGTAAGCCGCAATTAGCTACTCTTTACGAGCGACTAATGAAGGCGGTAGAGGAAAGCAAAGATACAAATATCACATTTGCCGAAGTTATAGGCATATTAGAGTTAGTTAAACACGATTTAATGAAAGATTAACAAATGGCAGTAGATACCACGCATCCGGATTATGATGCTTATATGAAAGAGTGGAAAAAGTGTCGAGACGCTACTCTTGGACAGATGGCTATTCACAAAGGGAAGCAAAAATACCTTCCTGCGTTACATAATCAAACCACTCAAGAGTATAAGGAATACATGGAGCGGACGTTGTTCTATGAGGCAACAGGACGAACGGTTACGGCTTTAAAGGGGTTAATATTTGATAAGCCTGCTAATGTCGTGCCAAATGGCATGGAAGAAGAGATAGAAAATGTCACAATGGGTAACATGTCTTTGCAGGACTTTGCCAGAGATGTTGTTAATGAGGTCATGCAGGTTGGCCGTGTTGGATTATTGGTTGATTATCCCAGTATAGATACCAGTGAAATGACAGCTGCGCAGGTTCGTGAGCTTAGGCTGCAGCCTTTTATAAAGATGTATAAAGCGGAGGATATTATAAACTGGCGTGGTGATGCTGGTATATTAACGCAGGTTCGGCTCAAAGAGAACATAGAAGAACAAAAAGACGAATTTGAATATGAAGCTGTTGAACAGATAAGGGTATTAGAGTTATATGAAGGTCAATACAGGCAAAGGTTATTCCGCAAAATAAAGCAAGCAAACGGCAAAGAAGCGTGGATACAAATAAGCGAAGTATACCCTGTGATGAATGGTTCTAGGTTGGATTATATTCCATTCACTATTTTATCTCCTGTAAGTCTTGCGCCAGATGTTAAAACACCGCCTATACTTGGCTTGGTGAATGTCAATCTATCTCACTACAGAACAACTGCCAGCTTAGAGCATGGGGCGCATTTTACGGCTTTGCCAACCGCTGTGATAACAGGACATAATAAGGGAGAAGGTGAAGACGAGTTTAGGATTGGATCTACTACGGCGTGGATATTTTCAAACCCTAATGCAAATGCAAAGTATTTAGAGTTTGAAGGTCAAGGTTTGCAGTCCTTAAAAGACATGCAGGCTGATAAAGAGGAAAAGATGGCATCCCTTGGCGCGCAGATGCTAACACCTGAATCGCGTAGAAATGAAGCGGCTGAAACGGCTGCTATGCGTCATCAGGGTGAAAATAGTATTTTATCAGATATATCTAAAACCGTGAGTGATGCACTAAATATCGCGTTAGAAATTATGGGCAACTGGTTAAATGTAGAGCCTGCAACAATACAGCTTAACACCGACTTTATACCACAGGCTATGTCATATAATATGCTACAATCGCTTATGATGGCATGGCAACAAGGCGGCATATCGCACCAAACGCTTTTTGAAAATCTAAAGCGTGGTGAGGTCATTGATAGCCAGAAAGAGTTTGACGAAGAAATAGACGAGATACAGAATAGGCCGCTTGTTATATGAGCAAAGACCCGCGTTTAGGTAAGTCAAAAAACTTTAATGATGCTGTGCAGGATAGAATTATCAGGCATAGCTTTTATATTGAAAGCTATAAGGGCAAGCAGGCTAAAGACGCCATAGAATTTATTGATGATCAAATTCTAAATACATTAGAAGCCAATCTTGCGCTACGTTATGAGCGCATTAAGGCTTTAGGCTTTGACCGTGGTGTAGAAACCACACGCAGGCTGGAAAGGCAAATAACTGAGCTTACAGCCGTTATAGACAAATACGATCAATTACAGCGCAATTTACAATTAGAGTTGTTTGACTTTGGTTATAATGAACTTGATTGGACTGTTGAAATGATGAATAGCGAGGCTGGCATAAATTTAAACATGACCACGCCTGCCGCAGAACAAATAAGGCAAGCTATTATAGGAAAGCCTTTTACTGGAGAAACGTTAGAAGGTTGGTTTGCTAGTTTAAAGCAAAGCGCAAGAGATAGGTTCACACGCGAGATTAACAGGGGCGTAGTTGAGGGAAGAACAACAGACCAGATTATACGAGCCATTCGGTATGAAGGTTATATGGATACCACGCGCAGGCAGACTGCTACGGTTGTAAGAACAGCCATTAATCACACGGCTAACGAAACGCGAATGCAACTTTTTAAACAAAATGAGGATATAATCAAAGGCTATAAATGGGTTGCAACACTGGACAGCAGAACAAGCGCCATTTGTGCGAGCAGAGATGGCCGGATATATCAGCCTGACAGAGTGCCTGCATTGCCAGCCCATCCGAATTGCCGTAGTGCTATAACAGCGATAACAAAAAGCTATCGTGAACTGGGAGTACCAATAGATGAAATACCACGAACTACAAGATCAAGCATGAATGGTCAAGTTCCAGAAGACTTAACTTATTCTGACTGGCTTAAAAATCAGCCCACCAGTGTTCAGAATGATGCTCTTGGTGTTACCAAGGCGAAGCTGTTTAGAAAAGGCGAATTTAAGATAAGCCAATTTGTAAGCAGGCGAGGAAAAGAGCTTAGTTTGGCAGATCTTCGGGCAAAAGACCCTGCGGCGTTTGTCAATTTAGAAGAATAGTGTTATTATTACCAAAAGTTACAGCGGGATGCTGTTTCTTTCTCTCCCAATTAGGCGTGATGCCGCAAGTTAATCGTGAGGATAAATATGCTTAAACTCTCTTATGAGGATAAGTCTGATATTCCCGAAGCGTTGCAGGATTATTATGCTGAAAAAGACGGCGTATACGCATTGCAGGCCGAGGGGTTAAAGACCAGTCAAGATATTGCAGCTGTGAAGGGTGCATTAGACAAAGAACGGCAATTAAAACGGTCGTTGGAGGCTAAAGTCAAGGAATATGAAAGCAAATATGCTTTGTTGCCTGATGATTTTGACATTGAGGAATTTAATCGCTTAAAAGATACCAGTCAGGGCGATATTGATACAAAGTTAAAAGAACAGCGCGAACGTATTACGCAGCAACATTCCAAAGAACTAGCCAAGTTACAAGAACAGCTTGAGCAAAAAGATGGGCTTGTAAACAAACACGTTAAAATGGCGGCTTTACAGAAAGCAATGGCAGAGAATAACATTGCCAAGCCTTTTATGCCTGCTGTTGAAGCTATGATGCGAGATCGTATTAAGCTTGAAGGCGAGGACGTGTATCTTGACGAAAAGCCAGTTAGTGACTTTTTCAAAAATTGGTCACAATCAGACGAGGGCAAGCATTACATTGCAGCGCAAGCCAATTCTGGGGGAGGCTCTAATACAGCCAAGTCTAGTGGTGGCGCTGAAAAAGAAATTAGTCGTGCTGATTTTGAGGCTTTGTCTGGTTCCGACCGTATGACAGCTATAAAAAGTGGTGCGAAAGTTGTTGATTAAATTTTGAAAGGACTAAATTATGGCTAATGTACTCACAGACTTAGCGGCTGACATTTATAAAGCAGCCGACATTGTAGGTCGTGAACTTGTAGGGGCTATCCCCTCAATGACTATTAACGCAGGCAGTGAACGTGCTGCGCTTAACGATACAGTGCGCTCACACTTCACACGTCAACCAACTCTTAATACAACCTATTCGGCTTCTATGACCATTCCAGAGGGTGACGATCAGACGGTTGATAACAAGACTTTGACTATTGATAAAGTTGCGAACGTGCAAATTCCTTGGACGGGCGAAGATGTACGCCATGTAAATAACGGATCTGGCTTTGAAACCATTTATGGTGACCAGATTGCACAGGCTATGCGCACAATCAGTAACAAGATTGAGCAAGATGTTTGTGATGCTCTTTACAAAGGCGCTTCACGTTCAGTTGGTTCGCCCGGCACTACGCCTTTTGGCTCTAACTTTGATTTGATTGCAGATGCACGTAAAATCTTGGTTGATAACGGTATGCCTACAGATAATCAAGTAAGTATGATTATGGATACCGCTGCCGGTGCTAAGTTGCGCAATCTTGCACAGTTGCAAAAAGCCAACGAGGCTGGCGGAACTGAATTGCTACGTCAGGGTACTTTGCTAGATCTTCAAGGTATTATGCTTAAAGAGTCTGCTGGTATTCGGTCTCATACTAAAGGCACTGGAACTTCTTACCAGCTTAGTTCTGCAGGCAGTATTGGGGATACCACTATCAATGTAGATACAGGCTCAGACACAATAGTGGTAGGTGACGTTGTGACTATTGGCAACTTTGACTACGTTGTTAATACAGCCTTGTCTGGCGGTTCGTTCACCATTAACAGCCCCGGCTTGCAAGAGGCAGTTGCAGACAACGCAGCGGTTACAGTTAAAAACTCGCGTACTGCTAACTTTGTCTTCCATCGTCAAGCTGCTGAACTTGCCTTCCGCGCACCCGAGCAGCCTTTTGGTGGTGACGCTGCAGTTGACCGTACAACCGTACAAGATCCTATTAGTGGATTGGTTTATGAGGTTGCGCTCTATAAGGGTTACAACAAAACAATGTTTGATGTAACGACCTTGTATGGCGTTAAGGCTTGGAAGCCTGACTTTATTGCAGATGTTGCAGGTTAATAATAGATGGGGAGGTTACGGCCTCCCCTCCTACAAAGGAGAATAAAATGGCTAAAAAAAAGAAAATACAAAGGAAAAAAAGGCAAGTGAGCCTAAATTCATTAAAATGAAAAAAGGTGATATTGTTGCAGATGTGCATCCAGAAATGGAAGCTGATTACGCAAAAGGCGGATATGAAAAGGTTAAATAATGACCATAACAGTAGGTACTGACGTTTATGTAAGTTTGGCAGATGCTGACACATACTGGTCGAATAAAAATAACAGCACATGGAGCGCAGCTTCGGATGCTGACAAGGAAAAGGCACTAAGGGAGGCTACACAGTTTCTAGATGGTGCTTTTACCTATATCGGGGTTATGACGGACTTTGAACAACCCCTTGCATGGCCTAGGAGCAATGCTGTTATACACACTGGCAACTATGCGGGCGCTGTTTATGATGTTGATGAAATTCCACAAAAGCTTAAAGACGCTAATTGCGAACTGGCACTTGAATGCCTGTCAGGTCGTATTTTGCCTGCAAAGGAAAGAGGCGGCGCTATTAAGCGTGAAAAGGTCGATGTTCTAGAAGTAGAATATTCTGATTTTGCTCCTTCGAAGAAAACCTACGACTTTGTTGCGCTTATTTTAAGAGGTTTAACAATGGCAACATCTAACACGGCGAAGCTTATTAGAACATGAGTTATGATTATTCTGGCATAGCAGCTACAGCGGCTGCACAGATAGCTGATAAGGGGCGTAATATTACCTATACGAGTGTAGGCATAGGAACGTTTAACCCTGCTACAGGAAGCTATACCGGGGAGACAGAAACCGATACAACGTTAAAAGCTGTTTTTACAGAGTTTCTGGAAAATCAAATTGATGGCTCTGTTATAAAAAGGGGCGACAAACAGGTGTTAATAACGGATGTAACGCCTAAGATTAACGATAAAATTACAGACGGCTCTGATATTTATCAGGTGGTTAATATAAAAGAAATTAAGCCGGGCGATACGGCTTGCTTATACAAATTGCAGGTGCGGCGATGAGCAATCACAGACAACAGCTAGAAATGGCTTATCGTAAAAAAATAAAACAAACGCAGGAAGTCATTGCTAAAACAGCACTTGATATTGACAGGCAGTTGGTTAATCAAACCCCAGTCGATACAGGTCGCGCAAAGTCAAACTGGATAGCTACTGTTGGAGTGCCGTCAAGTGAAACTAGGGAATCTACAACCCCGATCAACAATGAGCCTGTATATAATAGTGCAAAGTTTGGGCAAAAAATATTCATTACGAATAACCTGCCTTATATACAGCGCTTGAACAATGGTTACAGCGCGAAAGCACCCTCTGGCTATGTTGATGCGATAGTAAGAAGCGCACAGCGTAAAGTTAAGGACATTGCAAGGGTAGAGATGAAATGAGTTTAACCTATTCACAAGCGATTGGTGCAATGCGTGATTATTTTGACACGCAATGGGGTAGCACAACGCCTATTATCTGGGGCAGTGATGACCCTACAGAAAAGCCAAACACTACATGGGTGCGCTTTAATATACGCCACTCTGACGGTTTTCAAGCAACAATGGGAAGCCCGGGCAGTAACAGGTTTGATCGTGTTGGGGTTTTGACCATTCAGGTTTTTTCGCCTGAAAATCAGTTGGGAACAGACGCTGTTGATAAATCCACAACCATATTGGACTTATACAGTGGATTAAATGATAATGGGATAGAATACTATGACGCGATTGTGCGCGAAATAGGTAACGATGGCTACGGCTGGTATCAGATTAATGTCGTGATGACTTTTCGATATGAACAAATAACTTAGGAGAATATTTATGGCTTCAACTTCCGAAACGAGGCTTGCGTATATTGCTGAAACGGCTTACGGCACTACACCAAGCTCACCAACATGGCAAGAACTTCGCTTTAATAGCGAAAGTTTAGTGCCTAACATTGAAAACGTGCAATCTGATGAGATTCGTTCAGATCGCAATGTATCAGATCTTATACAGGTTGGCTCAAGCGCCGGCGGTGATATTAATTTTGAACTTTCATACGGCACTTTTGATGATTTTTTAGAAAGCTTAATGTATAGCACATGGGATAGTAACGTACTTGTAAACGGCACTACGGAAAAATCATTTACGCTTGAAAAAACATTTGAAATGGGCGCAACCGACCAATACCATAGATTTACAGGCGCTATTTGTAACACACTAAGCCTATCACTTGCCACACGTAGCATTGTAACGGGTAATTTTGGTTTTGTTGCAGCAGGTGCAAGCTCCGCACAAGCAGAGATTGCCTCAAGCACTTATACAGGCGTTAATAGCAATCCTGTTATAAATGCATCATCTAACTTTGCATCATTGGCTCTCGCTGGGGTTACTGGGCCAGAAGCCACGGCAATTAACATTAATATCACTAATAACATCACAAGCGAGGATGTATTAGGCTCTTTAGATGCTCGTGGGCAAACAGCAGGGCAATTCGTTGTGACTGGTGATATAACCCTATACTTTGAAAATGAGGAATTGTACGAACTTTTCTTGGCTGGTACGGCTTCATCTCTTAGTTTTGAAGTTGGCGGTGCTTCAACCTTAAAATATGCATTTGACATTGCTAATCTTAAGTTTAACGATGTTTCTGTGGTAGCCGGTGGCAACAACCAGCCGTTATTGGTTGAGGCGTCATTTACTGGCATATATGATTCAGACATTAGCGGCGCTATAGAGATTACACGGACGCCATCTTAATTCCGTAAGGAATGGTAGAGCGAGGTTGTTGGGGCTTCGCTCTATTTCCCAACTAAAGGAGTAAAACATGACTTCACCCTATGAAATGTTTCAAACAAAAAAACTAGATTTGTCTGATGAGCCGACAGAATTTGATTACGGCGACTTTCAAATATATTGCAAATATGGCGGTATAAATAACCGCGCATTCATAAATACATATCAAGTTAAAATGAAAAAGTTTGCGCGACGCGATAATATGGCTAAGCAAGGCCAGCTTGCGGAAGATGCTGTGCAAAAACTTGAAAAACAAAAGACAAAGGCTTTAGCTGAGCTTTATGCAGATCATATTATAGTTGGATGGAAAGGTGTTACTGATATTGATGGCAAGCCTATTGATTACAACAAAGAAAACGTTGTCAAACTTTTAACAGACCTAGACCCACTCTTTAAAGACATAGTTGAGCAATGCGCTGTTGACGCTAACTTTGCGAAAGAGCAGGAGGATAAAGAGGTAAAAAACTTAAAAAAGTCCTAGCTTGGTGGCTTGAATGGGGTAATAAGCTAGACAAATTGCCTGATGATTCGCAGGTTTTTGATAATAAGCCTGAATTACTTACCGGCTTGGATTTTTACTTTAATGCTTTTGATGAATTAAAAACAGAGCGTCAGCTTGGAATGGCATTAGGCCCTATACCGTGGTATAGTGTTGTTAGATGGGCAGAATTTCACGGCCTTCGTAATCCGGACGATGTAGATGTGTTGTTGAGGTACATACGCGCGATGGAAGGCACGCAAAGAGAGCATGAGGATAAAGAGCATGACAGACGCAAATATTGAAATAGGCATCGTAGGCAGAACAGACGGCGCACGTAAAATCAAACGCTCTCTTGATGACATATCAAGATCAGGTGACAAAGCCACTGGCGAGATAGATCAGCTTAATAGAAAAGTTAAGTCCACTACTACTGCTGCCAATGCTTTAAAATCAGCAATGAGAGCTTTTATTGCAATATTTGGAGTACGTGAATTTGCAAGAGTATCAGATCAGTTTTTGCTCTTACAGGCTCGGATAAAAAACAGCACTGAAAACACTGATGAGTTTAGAATAGCAATGGGCGGGCTATTGGATGTTTCTCGTGAAACAGGGGCTTCTTTACAGTCTGCTGTTGAAGTTTTCCAGCGCTTATCTTTTACCCGAAAAGAAATAGACGCAACTGTTGAAGAAATGGTCACATTCACTGGCAGTGTGCAAAAATTAGGCATTGTGTCGGGCGCTAGCACGGGCGCGCTTAATGCAGGTTTAACCCAATTGGGGCAAGCATTATCGAGTGATGTTACGCGAGCAGAAGAATTTAATTCTATTCTGGAAAACATTCCAGCTGTTGCGGTTGCCATAGCTGATGAACTTGGCGTGACGACTGGTCAGTTAAGACAGCTTGTTATAAATGGCGAGTTGCTGTCGCAAGATGTTTTTTCGGCCATTTTAAATCAGTCACAAGAAATTAACGACGAATTTGAAAAGTTTCCACAGACTATAGGCAGAGCGTTTGCTCAAGCAGTGCTTGGCTTAAAGCAAACAGTTGGCGGTTTTGCAGATGCAACAGGGGCTAACAATTTGTTAATTGAAGGCATAGTAAGAACAGGTGCTCTTTTTGAAACAGTCATTCGTATAGTACAGACTCTTATTCTGACAATGCGCGTTGGTTTTGCAACAGCCGTGGCGGAAATAACGGGACTGTTTTTGGCAATGGGGCGTACGATAGAGGATGTCGTTAATGCATCTATAAATGCCTTTAATAAATTGCCCGGCGTGGAATTAGGAAATGTTAATTTTTCCTCTGACATAACAACGTCACAACTGCGTCGTGAAATAGAAGAAGAGGTTCGTGCGGATTTAGCAAGACTAGCAGAATCTGGACTTGCTGCTGTAGATGCATCAGAGAGAACATTTGGCACAGCGGTGGCGGGTAATACAGGCTCGCAGACGGCCACGAGAGAAATAACCAAAGATTATGCATCTATTGTAGCTCAGTTAGGTAAAACCAAGGATGAAACGGACGGATTAAAAAACAGCACTGACGCTTTAACAGGAACAGTAGAGGATATGTCACGAGAATATGAAAGAGTTGGTTCTGTTGCTAATTCAGTGAGCGACACCATCGCAAGGGGATTTGAGCGCGCTGTTTTTCAAGCTGAAAGTTTCGGAGATAGTTTAAGAAGTGTTGCACAGTCTTTGGCCTCAATAGTTTTTCAAGAAACAGCCGGACGGGCTTTATCAAGTGCCATAGGCGGGGCTTTTAGCTTTTTTGGTGGCGGCAGTACAACACCTAATCCAACCATTGCAGGCGCTCCAATTAAGCCACGTGCCTTAGGTGGCCCCGTAACAGGCGGAGACCCTTATCTTGTTGGTGAGCGTGGCCCTGAATTATTTGTTCCGAATATAAGCGGTAATATTGTTCCTAATAATAAAATGGGCCAGAATACGGTTTACAATATTGACGCTAGAGGCGCAGAAGCTGGCGTTGAGCAAAGAATTATGATGGCTCTGCAAAAAGTAAACAGCAGCATTGAGACAAGAGCCTTATCTGCAGTTCAGAATGCTAACAGACGTAACCCACAATACTTGAGTGCATAATGGCCATAACATACCCCATATTATACCCGTCTAGCCTTGTAGGCATATCGCAATTTACGTTGCGCGCGCGTTCTGCCGTGCAAAGAACAGAGAGCCCATTTACATTCGCAGATCAAGTGCAGGTTGGCGCAGGGCAGCAGTGGCAATGTGATGTTAGTATTCCTATTGTAAACAGAGACAAGGCTGAGGAGGTCAATGCCTTTCTGCTCAAATTAAATGGCAGGCAAGGAACCTTTTTGCTAGGCGACCCCAATGCGGAGAATCCAAGAGGAAGTGTAAGCACAACTATTACGGTGAACGGTAACGAGCAGACGGGTAACGAATTGAATGTTTCTGGATTTGCTTCATCGACAGTTGATGTGATGAAGGCGGGCGATTATATCCAACTCGGAAGCCTAAGCACTGCTAGGTTATACAAGGTCCTAAATAACGTTGTTAGTGACGCATCGGGTAACGCAACATTAGATATATGGCCTAATATTAGAATATCTCCTGTTGATGGTGATACTGTTACTTATACGTCTGCTGTAGGACAATGGCGATTAGCAGAAAATACACAACAATTTACAATACAAAATGGCAGTGTGTATCAAGTCAACTTTACAGCACTGGAGCCGTTATAATGGCGCGTAATTTAACATCCGGCATGGTGACACAGGTAACAGCAGACACGTTAACGCCTGTATTGCTGTTTAAATTTGAGTTTGATAGCGGTGCTTTAAGGCTCTGGACTGGCGCTGGTGAAATAACATACGACAGTGAGGTTTACACAGGTTCAGGAAGATTGCTTGAAATGACAACAATAACCGAGACGCAGAGTGTAAAGGCGTCAGGTGTTAATTTTAGATTATCAGGCGTAAATGGTGACTTAATTAGTTTAGCTTTAACAGAGGACTATAACGGACGAGATGCGAATGTGTGGCTTGGTGCTATTGAAAACGGCTCACTTGTTACCAGTCCTTATCTTGTTTTTAAGGGCAAAATGGACGTCATGGAGTTCGATGAAGGTGGAGAAGATTCACAGATCACGCTTAGCGCAGAAAACGAGCTTATTAGTCTGCAAAGAGCGCGTAAAAGGCTATACACACCGCAAGATCAAGCAATAAACTACCCTAATGACAAAGGGTTTGATTTTGTTGTAACTCTTCAAGATAAAGAATTAAGGTGGGGGCGATGAAAAAGGAAAACTGGCACGTAGAATTTAATCAGCTTTTAAAAAAATGCAGAAACAAGCTCTTTCGCACAGGCGTTTATGATTGTGCGCTTTTTATGAGTGATGCTGTGTTGATTATGACCGATAAAGACCCAGCAGAAACATTTAGAGGTAATTATACAACAGATGAACAGGCAAACGCACTGTTAGAAGATTACGCAGGGGGAGGTCTTTTGGAAGCGTGGCAAAAGTTTGCAAGCGAAAATGGTCATGAGGAAATTAGCCCTAATTTTGCACAGCGCGGTGATGTTGTGTACTGGGAGAACGACAAAGGCCATCTAATGGGCGTTGTATCCTTGTCTGGGCGTACATTCTTAACAGCTACCAATAAAGGCATGTTAGAGGTTCCTATTTCAAAAGCCAGCAAGGCTTGGAGGATTTAATGGCGATTGGTGCAGCACTTATAGGATCTATTGTAGCGGGCGCGGGTGCTTATTCTGTTGGCTTCTTAGGTTTGACAGGTTTAGCTGCGGGTTTTGCTGCTGGTGCTGTTTCTTTTGGCTTAACTCTTATCGGTGGCGGTTTGTCGAAGCCTAAAGCACCTAGTTTTGATTTTTCGCAAAATGCTAGCGGTTTTTCGCAAACACTCAAGCAAGCCATTACATCGCGGAAAGTTGTATATGGTCAGCGTAGAATATCTGGCCCTTTAGTTTTTGCGGGGGCAACAAACAATAATAAATTCTTGCACCTTGTAATACCGATGGCCACTCACGAAGTAGAAGCAATAGACACGGTTTATTTTGATAATACTCCAATAACAAACGAAAATATTGCATCCAATGGCTTAATTAAATTTGGACGTTATGCAGGAAAAGTTGCGACAACAACCGTTCAGTCTATTGACCGTGTATCAAACCCGCAATGTTCTGTAAGGATAAACGGAACAACATACGCAAGCGCTGCAAGTGATTTTATAAGCACCTTAGAGGCATCCGATGACTATGGTACGCTTTTTACTGCAAGTCTGGAAAAAACATACACACAGACACCGCCGGGTGGAAGTCAGCAACCTAAAACATATTATACATTTAAAATAAAGGCTGTAAGTTCAACAACCACACTAAATGTAACAGCGCAAAATTCAACAACATTTATTACAGATAATCAAAGCGGCAGCTCCTTTGTAAAAATTAAAAAATACTTAGGAACTGCAACACAGGTTGCGGATAGTGACCTTGTATCAGAAGTAAGTGACTGGACAACAGACCGTAAATTATCTGGCGTTGCATATTTATATGTACGGCTACAATATGACCGTGAATTGTTTCCTAATGGCATTCCTAACATATCAGCGGATATAAAGGGTAAAAAAGTTTATGATCCAAGAGACGCAACAACAAAATGGACACCTAACACAGCTCTGTGTATTCGTGATTATCTTTCTGATGATTTTTATGGCTTAAACGCTGATAGTTTTGACGATTCATTTAATTCAGCCGCAAATTCGTGTGATGAGTTTGTAGCAGTAGAAGATGTTAACAGCACAGTATCAACAGTTGATGAAGAAAATGACTGGATTATAAGCACAGATACGCGCTTACCATTTCAAATGGGTGATAGAGTACAGATCGCATCGTCCGGAAGTGTTCCAAGTGGCTTATCCGCTAGCACTGATTATTATGTCATACCTTATGCAACATACAACGATGACAAAAGGGCGGGAACAGGGCCTACATATAGACTGGCCACGTCTTATGCTAATGCTTTGGCTGGAACATATATAGACATAACAAGTGCAGGAAGTGGTGCTATTACAGTTACTAAAAAGGCTGAGCCGCGTTACACTTGTAATGGCGTGATAGATACGGAAACTACACCTGCCCAAGTTTTAAGTGACATGGTTTCTTCTATGGCTGGGCGCGTAACTTACATTGGTGGCGTTTGGAGGGCTATAGCGGGTGTGTGGAATGCTCCGACAATAGGATTTGACCCAGATGACCTTGTAGATAGCATAAAGGCACAGACGAAGCGTTCACGGCGTGAAAAATATAACTCCGTTAAGGGTGTATATGTATCGCCATTAAACGACTCACAACCGACTGATTACCCTGTTGTTTCAAAATCAACGTTCGTAACGGAAGACAAAAGTATTGAAGTTTTTGAAGATCTGGATTTGCCATTTACATCACGAGCATCCACAGCACAACGCATTGCTCTGATTGCCCTGCAAAGACATAGGCGTGAAATTACATGCTCAATAACCACAAATTTGTCAGGTATGCGCGTTCAGGCTGGTGATGTGATAGAATTTACTTATGAAAGGTTTGGATGGGAAAATAAAACCTTTGAAGTAATAGACTGGTCTTTAAGTTCTATAGATGGTGCAATGGTTTGTCAGTTAGCTTTGCAGGAAATAGATGAGAATGTGTTTGATTTTACATCTAGCGTCGATGAGACGAATGTAGAGCCTGCCGTTACCACAACACTACCCGACGTAACTGATATAGGTTCTGTGTCTAATCTTACGATTGAAAGCGGAACAGATCAGCTTTTTATTAAAAAAGACGGTACTGTTGTTACACGGATTAAAGTGTCATTTGACGCAGCAGACGGGTTTGTTAAAAATTATGAGGTGCAGTTTAGAACAAGCACTCAAACAGAATGGCAGCCGTCTATTATTCTCCCGCCTGACAAATTATTTGCATTCATTTGGGATGTTAACGACAATGATGATTATGACGTGAGAGTAAGAGCTGTTAATACGTTTGATTTCCCAAGCGAATGGGTTAATGAATTTAATCATGACGTGATCGGCAAGACCGCTTTACCGTCTAATGTGAGTGAGTTTAGTGCGCAACAAAATGGAAATGTGGTACTATGCAGATGGCAACAAATTACAGATAAAGACCTTGCCGGATATGAGGTCAGATACATTAAAAAGCAATAGGTGAAGCATGGCAACAGGAACAATAATATTACCATTACCGGGCAAGTTTGATGACACGAATCCACCCGGTATAATATATACGAATAACGCGGCAAAGGTGTTGTTTGATGACACCACGCAGGAATATATGCAATGGGCTTTTCGTATGCCTGCAAACTATGCAAGTGCCCCGCTTTTGAAAGTTCAATATGCTATGGCATCAGCCACAACTGGCAATGTGGAATTTGAGTGCCAGATTATGGCTGTAAGCGATGGGGATTCGGCTAATATAGACACCGATTCCTATGACACGGCAAATTCAAACAGTGCGAGCGTTCCGGCTACGGCTGGCCATTTGGATGAAATTTCAATTACACTTAACAATGATGATTCCTTGGCGGCTAATGACTACATAAGGATTAAACTTTCAAGGGATGCAGACGATGCAACAAACGACACGGCCACAGGCGATGCTGAGGTTGTGGCGGTAACTTTGGAGTACACGACAACTTAATGGCTATTCAATTTATACCAGTATCTCCATCAGACGCATATAGGTCAGGCTTTAACACACAATATAGCTTAGGCTCAAACTTTACCTATGTTCTATGGATACGGCCAACGACGGACTTTAATACAAGCAGTGTAAGCGTTGCTTTTTCGGCAAATTCTAGCAATAGATTTATTACAATCGACTACATGGAAGATAATAAGTTTCAGGCAAGATATTTTAGCGATAATGGCGCTTATTCCGTTATTTCGCCAGCGACTACTTATGATAAATATGACGATATAATGATTGCCCTAACTTATGACGGCACAACATTTAAAATGTATGCAGGGACTTTTGGTTCTGACACAACTTTAGAAGGCAGTCTAACACGATCACATGATGGCTTAACTTCACCTTTTTTTAATTTGGGTTATAACGGTTATGGCGCAGGCTTGCGTCCTGTTGTTTTGGGGGAGTTTTCGCAGTTTGATAAAGCATTAAGCAAAAACAACATTGACCAGATGATAAGGGGATTAAACCCATTAAATTTAAACCCTACTGCTTATGTTCCGGCCCAATCTGTAACGTCAAGCTTATATGATGTGGTTAATTCAATTAAACTAAATCAGACCGCAACTGTATTGTCTTCTTATTTTTTTAGAAGCACGGCAGATTCAACATTTACAGCTCCTATTGGCTCAACGGATATGGATACTGATTTATACGGTGCAGGTGCAGGTGGCGGTGGCAGTGATGCTATACAAGGCGGTGGTGGCGGCGGTAGCGGTGCTAGAGTGCAAAAAAACTACACAAACAACGCTGGCACGGACT